CTCTTTGAAACGAATTCCACAAAGGCGTTGATCAGAGTGTTGATGAGGGTAGTTAATCCGCTCCCAGAAATGTTGCTACCAACCGTGACTTCGCAATGCCCACCAGGAGATCGGAGGAATACTCTCTCTTCCTTCTTCAGGGTGGACTCAATGAACTCATGGTGGTCCTTGTCGAAAAGCCTGTACAGGAATGCTTCCACAACATACCTACGTAAGTCAATGGAAACACGCCCATCCATGCGTGAGAAATCTGACAAGACCTTTCGGCCAGGCAGTTTCGCAAACTCTGTCACCATGTCCCCCATTTCTGAGGGGTCCTTGCCTACGGCGTACCATCCGAACCGCGATGTCCCTTTCATGTACAGGGACACCGCATAAGCAATCTGAGCTGTCGCATCAGAATGGTCCGCTTCGACGACGAAAACATTTCGTGGACTGTTGAGTGACGTGGAGCCTTCGACTTTGAGCATAGCCTTTGCTGACATCTTTCCTGTCCTGCGCGGGCCGTTGTTCTGCTCTCGTTCGATACGTAGCTTCTGACGAGGTTTGTTCTGGCGTGCACGAACGTATTCCAGCGTCGCAGGTCCAATACTCCCAACGTCGCGCTCAGCCACAAGGAATTTCATAAACTCCACTGCGAACTGTTTCATTGCGCTTGAAAATGGTTTCTTGTTAACGACTAACTTCATACGTCCGTCTAGGGCAGCCCGCTCGTTATCGGGGTGCCTGGTTGGGAAAACAGGTGGCTTGCATATCGTGACGGGGGATAATGTGGCTGTGGGCTTGCCTTCTTCTCCCTCCGTGAAGCCATCGACCTTACTCCCTACGCACTGGAATGACACTGCGAATCTGGGTTGTTCCGTACACTTCAGTGCCTCAAGGAGGATCCAATTCTGCGAATATGTGAGCTTCAGTTTATGCAACTCGATGTCGCGTATCACCTCACTCGATGTTAGACCCTTCCCTCCGGCTCTGTTGATGTTTCCCAGTGCTTTTGTTTGCAATGAATTGAAGATCGTTTGTGGTAAATCCACACAATCTCCGCTCCTATCCTTTTCGCGGCGTAATGACACATAGCTCTCCATGAAGCCTTCGGGTGATCGTCTCTTGAACAAACCTGTGATGATGTCTCCACCACCACAATGGATCTTTTCGACGACCGCCATGCGCGTTAGAGGACGCGCAACGATGGGCTCCAAATTCCAATACTGACGGACCTGTTCCCAAAGGGACCAGTTCGTCATCTTGGATCGGAGTATCAAAAATATAAGACAACGGCCTCTTGCGAGAGCCCCG